GTGGTTCCACTAACATTACTATTACTGGTAGTATTTCTACTGCTACCAATTTAGGCGGCGGATCAGCTGGTCAGCTTGTTTATCAGTCAGCATTCGGTGTTTCTGGATATGTAGGTCCCGGCTCCGCAGGTCAAGTATTATTAAGTAATGGTGCTGCTGCACCAGTTTATACTAATACTGCCAGTGTTGTAGTCGGATCAAGCCTTAACATTGCCGGCGGCGCAGCAGGTTCACTTCACATCCAATCAGGCGCAGGCGCAACCACAATGTTACCTATCGGTACTAGTGGTTATGTATTACAGAGTAATGGTACTACTGCTACATGGGTTAGCACTTCGTCGTTAGGTATCGGCGGAGGTGCAGTAGGATCCATTAGTCCATATAGTAGCATCTTTACTATTACTAATGCTACCTCTGCAAGCTCAACTATTACAGGAGCACTACAAGTTGTCGGCGGCGCAGGTATTGGTCAAAGTTTATATGTTGGCGGATCCGTTAACGTTACTGGTCAATTTAGTGGTGCTGGTACAGGTCTTACTGGAACCGCTGCATCATTAACTGTAGGTAGCGCAGGTTCAGTATCCAACGCATTGACAATCAATAATGGCGGAGCAGGCGCTGCAAGTGGTAGCACATTTAATGGCAGTGGCGCTGTGACTATCTCGTACAATACTGTAGGTGCTCCTAGTACCAGTGGTGCAAATGCCACCGGCACATGGAATATCGTTGCTGGTACAGCAAATATTGCAGGTAGTGTTAATAATGCAGTAACATTTAATAATGGCGGATCAGGTGCAGCAAGTGGTAGCACATTTAATGGCAGTGGTGCATTAACTGTTTCATATAACACAGTCGGTGCACCGAGTACCACTGGAGCAAATGCCACCGGCACATGGAATATTGTTGCTGGTGCAGCAAATATTGCAACTTCTGCAGGTAGCGCAGGATCAGTATCTAATGCGTTAACAATTAATAATGGTGGTTCGGGAGCAGCAAGTGGCAGTACCTTTAACGGAAGTGGTGCTGTAACTATTTCATATAATACCGTAGGTGCACCAAGCACAACTGGAGCAAATGCCACCGGCACGTGGAATATCGTTGCTGGTACAGCAAATAATGCAAATAACTTAGGTGGTGTTGCTGCATCGAGTTATTTAACTGCGGTTAAATTTGGTCAAATAGTAGTTACAACTAGTATAACTCTATCCTCAACACATTACGGTGCAAACGTACTCCTTAATGGAACAAATCTTACTATTACACTGCCAGCATCGGCACCCTCGGGCACAGTAATTTCATTATCAAATATTTCTAGTACCAACGTTACTTTGTCATATACTGGTACAAACGGTAGCGATGGACCTTCTACATTACAGCCACAAAATAGTATTATGCTTATCTCGGACGGCGGGTCTCCTAGCTATTGGAGACAATATTTCGGAAGTTCGGGATATCTCACCGGTGGCGCAGGATTAGGTAACACACAAATAAACTCATTAGGAGTAGGCACGGCTGCATCAGGTACAGCAGGACAAGTTAATGCAACATCGTTTGTAGGATCAGGCGCAGGATTAACTGGCTTTACATCAGGCCAAATAACAACTGCACTAGGTTATACTCCACTATCAGTAGCATCTCCTGACCTTATGATAAGATTAAAAGAACCATCAGGTGTTTATTTTATCGCCACTGCATCGACTTATGTATCGAGAATTGTAGGATTTTCCACCACTGAAAGAAATGCACAAAGTTGGTCAATTGTTAACACCTCATCTACTGGATCATATAACAGTGGATATGTTACTTACTTTTATACTTTGTATAACAGCACTACTATTTCTCTTCCAGCAGGAAATTATTATGCAGAATGGGATGTTGCAGGAGCAAATACATATTCAAATACTACTGATATCCAACAGGGCTATTCATTCTTGTATAATGTTACAGATTCGGTAGTTATTCAATCTGGTACAGGTTTTCAAACAGAATGCAATACTTATAATACGCACCATACAGCTGGCCGCACATATTTTACATTAGGCGGAACAAAAACTGTTCAATTAATGCTTACTGGAACTAGTTCAAATAGTTCTGGACAATATTTGTTTACTCCGTTTAGCTTTGATGGCGGATTATGGCCTAACGCTCCGGGTACTGGATACGGTGAATCCGCTACGTCAGAATATGCAACACTAAGAATTTGGAAATCCTAATATGACCAAAGTAATACGATATACCGGTGACGAAAACGTTGTAATTGAAGAATGGCTCGACGAAACTAAAGAGCGACTTCTTGCAACTCAGATACATTTATTGCCCGAGGCTGATAAAATTATCGAGTTAGATGATGACGTAGTAGTCTCTCCGATGTTTTATACTTACGATGTTGAGTCTGGTACTTTTATTGCAAAGAGTAAAAGCACCATGATGTCGCAGAGACTTATTTCAACAACGATAGATGTAGATGTTGAAAAAAGTCTTATTCATAGAAATAGGCTATTACAAGAATCTGATTGGGTAGTGATTCGCTCGTTTGAAACCGGTGAACCTGTTCCTGCTGAATGGATTGCATATCGTAAAGCTCTAAGAGATATTACCATAAACTTTACAGATCCAGCCGACGTAATTTGGCCCGCTCTACCTGCTATTAATGATTCTTTAGCCAAATATAATGATTTTATTGAATCAGTTAAAGACGGAACAGCAGTTGATCCGAATAATAAAGGGACGTAATTGTGTGGAATATTGATAATTGGGTTGATTTTACTATGGCTAACGATAAAATTTATCGTTTAGACTACGAATCTGATTCACTAACCGGTATTAAGCAAACACAGCAACTGAAGGAAGTATTTAACACTCCGACCTTTTATAAAGATTTCGAAGCTAACCTAGATTTTCCTGAAAACGGATATAGACTTCGCGACGAGTTATTAAACGGAGATGTAACTACTTTTAGGATTGGTTCTACTAAATCTGGATTTAACTATCGAAATAGATCTTGGTCTGCATATATTAAAGAAAATCCTCCTAAACAAGAGGCGATAGATTATTTTTTATCGAAGGGATTATCTAAAAATTTCATTCCTGCTTATTGGTATGGTAAGAAGTATGATTCTGTGGATAAGAAGATTTCTTGGAAAATAGTCGATCTTGCTCACAATTACAATTTACCAAAAGTCGTCGAAGACTATCTTGTCAAATATCCCGATTATGTACCGTATTATGCTACTTCATTTGGTGATCCCCAACTACAGGATTACGTCGATGTATATGTTCAGCTAGATCGTAGATTTGTTCATAACTGGGACCGTAGGTATGTGCCTGGGGTTATAGGAAAGATGGAAAATCCGAATTACGAAGAGTTTTTTAGAAATACTGAAGAATATTGTCGATCGAATAATCTACATTGTGGATATACTCCTAGAGGCAAGGAAATGGAAATTTTTCAAAGAGATTCAGTTCCTGGCACATTTTTTTCCGGGCGCGCAGAATTCTGTTTCAGTTTTGTTTATCATAAAGATACACTAGAAATACTAAAAGTAAAAACTTACATACTCAAAGTTAACAGAGATTTTTGTCAAGAATATTATAATAATAGAGGATATGATGATTATGAAGCTTTCTGATGAAGAAATGGACAAGGTCGATGAGCGTTTTTGGAAAACCATTGAATGGGAACGACTTGTATTTGAACTAAGTAAAAAACCCGTTGATAATAAAAAAGACAACACTGATCGATAATTTTTGAGGAATTTATTATGACACTGCCGACATCAGGTGCATTATCATTAAACGATATTCAAACTACATTTGGAGGCTCAAATCCCATCGGTATGAATGAATATTATGCCGGCGGAAGTTATGTGCCTAGTTATTGCACCGGATCAAATACAATAGTACCCGCCTCCGGACCTATCTCAATTTATAATTTCTACGGAACTGCGGCGCTATCAACTAGTGATACACAATACGCATCAGCAAGTACCACATCGCAATCTATGTATACATTTACTGTACCAAATTCTTGGAATACTATTACTATCGAAGTGTGGGGAGCAGGGGGATCCGGCGGCGGCGGAGCTCTTGCTACTGTTGTCAACGGTCCTGCCTCTTCTGTATCAGGGTACGGTATGACTACTATGACCGCAAACGGAGGGAATGGTGGTATTGCAACTGCTAGCTCTAGTACCATCGGCGGCACAGGAGGTACCGCAACGGGGGGAAATGCTGCAAATATTACTGGCGGAAACGGCACTAATTCTGTTGTAGGATCAGTTTCGGGTGCAGGAGCAAACGGCACTTCTGGATTAACTATTACTGGAGGAACCGGCGGCGCAGCAGTTAATAGCATAGGTATCGGCGCGGCCCCAGGGAATAATGGTACAGCACCCGGCGCTGGCGGCGGCGGCGAAGCACAAGAAAATGCTGGCGGACACGGTTGCGGCGGCGCCTATCACGACGGCAGCGGAGGCGGCGCCGGAGGATATTGTAGGTCTGTGTTTTCGGGATCTAGTTCCCCTTTTCCTGGAGGCACTGTTTTAACAATTCAGGTAGCCAATCCGCCTGTTAGATCGTCGCTTGAAGGAGTCGGCGGTGCAGGACTTGTGAGAATTGCAGTTACTTAATAGGAGATTTTATGCAAACATATCAGATGACATTTAACGCTACTATCGAATCGATTGATACTGAGCAATTACAGATGATTGTAGAGTACATTGATCCTCACGGACATAATAATATAAGATTAGGGGTCAGATTTTCTCATAATTCAACCGAGGCAGATCTTAAACAATTAATTATCGATCATACTCCGCATTTATTTTTTCATGAACAGAATAAAAAAATTACCGAGATTTCGCAAAAACAAGATGAATTATCTTCTCTCCGATCGTTAGTAGGTTTAGAAATAAATTATAATTTAGAATCTTTTCCCGATAGTGAGGTAATTTAATGCTACTCGATAAGTTATTAGAATTTGATAATCTTAAAATAACTATGTATGATTTTGAATTTGCTGGCGATCTTCTGCCAAATCATCGGCATACTGCAGATGATCAACATATAACAATATGTGTCCGCGGAGAGATCGAAATTGAAACACCCGAATGGATTAAAATTTTAAAAGAAGGTAATATTATACGTTTTCAAAAAAACCAGTGGCATTCGATCAAAGCGTTAACAGACAATGCTAGAGTCTTAAACATCCCAACAGTTAATGTTTAATCAACAAGAATTTATTTTAAGATGTAATCGCGTACAACCGGTGTTGTTCGTAAATGAAATGAAATTATACGTAAGACATGATCGTCAAATTCGATCTTACCTCTATCAACATCTAAATGATAATACTATTCCGTTTCCGGCGTGGGCATATTATTTTCCAGGAGGTCAAGCAATTGCTCGTTATATTTTTGATAATCCCGACGTAGTTACCGATAAAAAAGTTTTAGACTTTGCGTCGGGCTCGGGCATTGCGGGGATATCTGCGTCTATGAATGGTGCTCGGTCAGTAATGTGTGTTGATTCAAATGAGTTATTTGAAATTCCAGTAACAATGAATGCAGCAATAAACAATACCGATGTAAAAACTCTTTGTAAAAATTTAGTAGAAGAGAAAATATATCCCGAGGTTGACATAATTATATCTGGCGATCCTGAACAAAAAGATGATCAAACTAATTGGTTAGCTAACGCTAAACTACACGGCAAAGAAATCTTAGTTGGAAGTCGAGTAGAATTAGATAATAGGTTTGAATTGATTACTTCATATAATGTGCCATGCTTAGATTATATAGAACCAGTTAGTCCGTTGACTATATGGATCTATAAATAGAAAATTCCAAAATATCTCATTTTGTATTACACATTAATTAAATAGATTGATGAATGAGAATAACTTTTTAAACGGGCAAATTCTGGTCTCGCAACCTAGGAATTCAGACTACCATTTTGCCAAAAGTGTTGTATTAATTGCTCAACACAGCTTAACCGGTGCTTGGGGAGTCGTAGTTAATCGACCCTCGAAAGCAGTAACAATGCAAACTATTATGGAAGCTGCGGGAATTGATTATCAAGGACCTGAATTAGTTTATATAGGTGGTCCGGTTGAATCAACTCGAGTTCATGTTATTCACACTTTAGATTGGACCAGTGCAAGCACACTAAAAATCACAGATAAAATTGGGATCACAGGTGATGTATCTATTCTTTCTGCCATTAGCCAAGGAGAAGGTCCTAAGTTATACAGGGCAGGAGTTGGTCTAGCAGTATGGAGTGCGGGACAACTAGATGGTGAACAAAGCGGGTTAGATCCGTGGACAGCTAGTCATCGTTGGTTAACTGCACCTGCTACTGTAGATTTATGCCTCACTGGTGCCGGAGAAGAACAGTGGCAACGGTCAATCGACCGTTGCGTAAGCCACCGTATAGCTGATTTATTTTAATCTTTTTCAGAATTTAATCCAGCAATCATTTCTCGTATTTTTGAGCTACCTGTTGTGGCTCTAACCTTTCCTACATTTATACCTTCAGTAGGATCTCGTATTTCGCCTGTAGTACCGTCGTATTCAACATTTGATTTAATTGTTGAAGTTTTCTTTAAACCTTCATATACACTAGGTTTTGGCGCAGAATTATAAGCTTCTTCTTCTCCTAGATCTCTAATACGCAATGTATCGAGATCAAATTCCAAATCAACTTTTTGTCCAACACCGCTAGAACTACGTGTTTTCATAAACTGAATTTGATAACGGCCTCGTTCCTTCATTGCTCGACTTGTAAAAATACCGATAACATTGTCTGCTGTCTGAATCTTCGAAAGTCCGCCTGAGATGTGACTGTGATCGAATTCGATTTCTTCTACTGCTGCACGGTTAAGCTGAGATGCTGTAACAACAATTGCCTGTGTTTCCATTGCTAGGTTACGCAATTCTTCAGAAACATATTTGTCCTTGACAAACAAATCGCTGGGACTAACTTTAACTGACATTGGCATCATAAGATCCAAGTAGTCAATTAGCAAAATATCCGGTTTAAACCCTTTCTTAACCTGATATTCTTTTAGATATGCTCGAAGATCATTGGCCGTTTTGCCGCTGGGCATGTACTTGATCTGTATGCTACCAGACTGTTTGCCCATCATCTTAACTTTGAGTTCAACATCGTCAAGGTTTTTAAATACCTCACGAGTTGCAACACCGGTTAACATACTATCCATACGCATAGCAACCAATGCTTCACTAAGTTCGAACGTTAAATAAAGAACATTAAGCCCTGCTAATGCCCAGTTACATCCTAGATTTGCAAGGAATAGTGACTTACCACCACCCGATGCTGCACACCAAATGTTAAGTTCGCCACGATTAAATCCGCCGTAAAGCTTCTTATCTACGCTTGGCCAACCTGTGCTAATCTGACCATTGGAATTTTTAAGTCCTTCTAGACGGCCTCGAGGATCTTCAAAGTAGTCTGTACCCATATCTTTTTGTAGTGATATTTGCACAGCATCTTTAATCATCTTCTCAACTGGTCCGTATTCACCTTTTTCCAGTAAATCTGCCGATTTTAGAATCGCTCGTTCTAGGCCTTTATGTCTGGAAAACTGTTCGAATTCGTTCATTAACCATTCATAATTTTCTGCAGGAAGTGCTGCAGGGTTTAATTCCATTCCGCAGCTTGCATTAACAAT